CACCCATTTCATCGTCATCGTGTCCATACTCACCCATTTCCTTCTCTTTCTCGTCTTCTTCCTCTTCTTCGTCCTCTTCCTCTTTTTCTTTCTTGTGCTTTTTCTTTTCCAACAAAGAGGCTAGTTCAGCACGACGAGAATTAATTTCTTCATCGATCTCTTCTAATTCATTTTCTACTTCTACTGAATCTGGTTGTTCTTCAGTCTCTTCAGACTCGTCTAGGAAAGTGGCGGGGGCGTACTCATCAAACTTCGATTGAAGTCTTTCGGATAACTTCTGCATTAGAAGTTCATGGGCGATCTTTTTGGTTTCTACGATGTTTTCTTGAATTACGCTTTTGATTAGGTTATTGGTGTCCATTTTTATCTCCGGTATAACTTTTCCGCAGTTTTTACTGCTTTCTTAAATCCATGATCGGACTCAAGAATGAGGTTTACTAACTTGTCCTTATGTGAATTATTTAGAGTTTTGTAAAGTTCTGCCAAATATTTTGCCATTTGTGGGGTTACTTCAAGTTGAGAACCATCCTTAGCAACCATCCAGTTAGTTCTGTTGGTGTTTATAGCGTTATTGATCTCGTCAATTGGCATATAAACAACTGCGGTGTTTTCTTGGATTTCTACTTTTTCTTCTTTTTTCTTTGGTAAAACTTTAGTCTTTTCGAACAGCAATGCACATTCTTTAACGTATAATTCACCCATCTTTTCAGTTAACTTAACTTGAATCAAAGAAGTCAATTCGGTTTTGAATGCTTCTTTGTCTTCTGAGATAAGCGCAGTGAATTCTGGTCTAAGAGTCATTATTGTTGTTCGCCTTCTTCTGGTTGTGGTTGAATTCCCAAAGCCAACATCTGTTGTTGTTGTTCCACAGTTTTGATTAAGGCTTCTTGCTGTTCTTTAGCAATCTGACCGTTAATTTCAATAATCTCTTCGTCTGTTTGCTTTAGGACATTCTTTCGGATGAATTCATCTGAGTAATATCTTCCAACAAACACCGACAGATTATTTAGCATCTCTAAGCGGTCACGAAGTATGTCGTTTTCTTTTAGTTCGTTAAAATATGAATCTTTGTTGAATTTAAATGCAATATCTTGTTGAACTTTATTCCATTCTTCCTCTGTCATTATTCCCTTGAGAATAACTTGTGTCTTTAGAAGATCGGTCAACAGAGATGCAAATTTCAAACGAAGTCTTTCTATAAACTTATAGAACTTAACTTCATCTCTTGTTATTTCTGCTGATCTACCCATATTGAATCCTGTTTCAGACTCAAGACGAGAAATAGGAACGTTTAATGCTCTGTAAAGTTTCTTTTGGAGATATAGAACGTCTTCCATTTCTCCCAAGTTTTGACCACCATCTAGAGTGGTAATTTCAGTACCACGACCACCTTCTCTTCTAGGCATCCAGAAATCTTCTAACATATGAAGATGGTTTCTGTCATCTCTTATTTGTCCGGTAGCAGAATCATAAGTTAATTTGTTGCGATACCGATTCATTATCTCTCTAAGATATTGCTCGGCTTTTTGCTTTGGTAAATTACCGACATCGACGTAGAAAATTCTACGTTCAGGTGCGCGAGATATTCTATAGATTACAACGGCATCTTCAATTTGCCGTAACATGTTCAGTGGACGAATTGCTTTTTGCAAATATCCAACTACTCGTTTTGTTACAGCATCAACTATTCCAGAATGACAGTAAGAAATTGAATCTATGCTAAATTTATACCCAGATGGTGTAGTTGGATATAATGCTTCCTTGTCGGTGTCTGTATAAACATAATACTCTTCGATCTTTTTCACAAATGGTATAATTTGACCATTTGCTACTCTTGATCTTTCTTTTTCAATCTTTCTTACTTTTTTGATCTTTACTGGATCAATAGGAATTAAAGAAACTAGTCCTTTTTGTGGGTTTTGTTTATCTATTTCCTTATAATAATAAATTTTGCTATCGATATACCATCTTCTAAAAATTTCGTGTGATTTATTTGTAAAGTCTAAAAGTTTTAATATTTGATTGTATTCAAAATATAGTTTTGTCTTAATTGTATCTGGTAGATTGACATAATCTAAATTTAGTTTGATTGGTTTTCTGTCTTCACCAGAAACAATAGATTCATTAACTATATCCTCTACAGCGGCATCTACCTCTGGATGTAGTGCCATTCCCCTATATTGGTTTATTAATTGATTCTCGTCCCTAATAGAACCGGAGAAGTCAATGGATGTACCAAAGACTCCTCCAGTTTCAAATGTATAAGTTCCGTCGTAAGGCTCAGGTGTTACTGGAATCTGAGTTGATTCTAGATTAGGTTCCTGCTCCTTCTTTTTGCCAAAACTAAACCCAAATATATCAGGTAATGCCATAATATAAGAACTTTCTTATTTTTTAATTAACCTTGTTGAACGATATAGTGACTATATGCAATTGTTACTTGAAACTGAGCCAATGTATTTGCTGCTGCCATATCCAACACAACTGGGCCAACAACAACAGGCCAAGCCTTTTGTAGTTGTATCTTTTTAAGTGTTGATGCTGTTGGAGAAGGAGGACCTTGTTGACCGCTTCCAAGACCAGCATGATCTAATTGTGATATAGTCAAATCGGTGCAGAAATTGCTGATGTGTCTTCTATCAGTTGCTGTATTGCTTTCATGATTATTAAATAGTTCAGACCAATCGTGGAACATTTTCCATGTTGCATTGTTTCCAGTGTCGTCTAAAATAGTGGCAGTCCATTCCGAGTACTGTCTATCGCCAGGAAATTTATAAATTCTTCCGCGAAATGGAATTGGAATTATACCAACTGTACTTTCTGGTAAAGTAGCAGCAAGGCAGTGAGTGTCTATGAATAGATTTGTAGAACCACTTGCAACTCCTGCTGGTTTAGTTCCAGTTATACTAAATCTATTAGGTCTTGTTCCACCCTGAAATGCGTTTATAAATGTTGATATTGCGTTAGACATTAGTTTTCTCCGTGTGTTAAATTACTTATAGTTGTACGCTAGTATTTAGATTAGTTATAGTAATTTTAACGTAGTTGATGGACTTTGTTGGTTGGATATAAATATCCGCAACAAATTGATTTGCGTCTACTATATCTGCGGTATTGTTTGTTGAATCACATACTACTTTATACCCAAACAAACCTCTTCCTTCTTTGATTGTTTGAAGGAATCCACTTGCGGCATTTGCAAACAAGGAACGAGTTATTTCATCATTAACTTCAAATAGAACTGTTCTTGCGGTATCTCCTAAAACCTTCTTGATATAATTGATTAGTCTAACTACATTAACTCTAGTCAGCGAAGAAGAAGCAGTTCCCTCTTGTGTTATATCACCAAACAAGAATGTTCCTTGCCCTGGCACTCCAATCACAGAATTAATTTTGGCTGTATAAAGGTAATCTTGTTCTAGGTTCTTTGGATTTTTTATCAAACGAACTGTGTTAAGAATTCTACCTCGGCGGGTTCCTGCTGGTGAGAACCAAGCATTTGCATCTCTATCCGTTCTAGCAAAGCAACCAGCGGCATCAGAAGCGAGTGGAATGGTTACAAAGTTTTCGCCAACTGTGCTATTTGAAAGACCCAACATAACTTTTTCTCCACCAACAGCAAAGATATTCGAATCTGCTGCTAGGGTGAATGAGGAAGTTACACCCGATGGTACGGTGCCACCGGCGGTATATCCTGCGTAAGTTACACCAATAATTCCAACTAAATCTGCTCTATCCGAGACAGTATTTTCAACCGCTGTTGCTTGTGATTGTGTTAGAGTTGATGTGAAGACGGAATCAAGCAAAATAGATGTGTCAAAGAATGTAGTTGCTGATTCTGCTATGTTTAGAGCACCACCATATGTCAAATAATTATATGCAGAATACCAATCTGTTTTCCAACCACCAGTTGGTCCTTGTCCGGTTACTCCACCATAAGTTGTTCCATTAAGCCTGGATACCCAATCACCCAAAGAGGTGACTGTCATATATCCTTGATCGTTTTCTGCGGTGGTTCCGAATATATCAACGAGCGATGGTGTGGTTAGGCTAAACATGCCGGAAACGTGTGTGCTTGCTCCCTCTGCGCCTACTATAACGAATGAATTGTCTACTACAGATACTTGTACGTTAGGTCTTGTTGCCATTTTAATCTCCTAGAGATGCCTTACTGCTTTTATTTATTCTTTTGGTTATTTTAGTCTTTCTGAAGTCCAGACATCATTACC